TAGCAAAACAAACCCAATCTATGCAAGTCTTAATGGATACAGAGTTGACAACAGAGCTTCAATCAATTAGCGCCAAGAGATCTCGCCTGGCAGCAGAAGAGGAAAGTGCGCATTTACAAAAATTAATCGTAAAGAAACTGCAAGATAAAATAGCTCTTGAAAACGAAGGAATTGATAAGCAAATCAGAGACGACCAGACGACTCTTGGTGCTAAATTTAAAGTTAACGAAAAAACTGGAAGAAATTATTTTCAACAAAATGCAAAAAAAGCCAACAGTGATTTGGTCAACAGTGCAACAGAATTGTCCGCTCAATATGCAGCAAATGTAGAAGCAGGCTTATATGTAAATGAAGCTTTTTCAGCAATGAATCAAGAAAGTATTAATTTTTCTATAGAGCTACAAAAAGCTCAAGCTCGACTGGAAAATAATGATTTCGGTAAAAAAGCATTAGAAAAAATTGCTTTAGATAACATAAGCATGCAGGGTAATGTACAAGCTGCTAGTGCAGAAGTTGGGCATTTTCGATCTCAAGGTAATGCTATCAGGACAGCTGAATCTGAACTTAAATTGGCTCAAAGTCAAAAAGAATTTAACATACAAACTAATCAGGGTAGTTTATTTATGGACTCCCTTGCCGTTAAAATTGCAGAGACTAATGTTTCCATTCAGAGATTTAATGAAACTTTAGCAGAAACAACTTTTGATGCAGTAAAAGATGGATTTCGTGGTCTAGTTGATAATATGGTCAATGGTACTGAAAGTGCAGGTGATGCAATGCTTACCTTTATGGGCGGAATAGTTAAAAAGATTCATGGAGCATTTATGGATCGAGCTATAGATCAACTAACATCAGGGATTATGTCGAAATTCATGCCTGGAGCAAATCAAATGAATCAAGGTGGGTTAGTCGCCAAATATTCTACAGGGGGTGCAACTGGCTCAATTCCAGCTATGCTTACCGCTGGAGAAGTTGTGGTTCGTAAAAAAATCGTTGACAAGCTTGGCAAAGGGTCTCTAGATAAAATTAATAAAGATGGATCTCTTGAAGATCTTTACAATAAACCCAACGAGGACTCTTTCGATTTATTGAGTGAAAATGCAGTATCAGCTCCATCAATAACTCGTTCTGAAAATCGTGGAGCTTTAGATAATTACCTTGCCAAAAGAAATACGCAAGACGAAAAGACTTCTCAAAACGAGCGCTCAGTTGTTGGTGGTGAAATTATAAATGATTTTACGAATACTCTAGCTAAATTCATGGGAGGTATTATTGGCTTAAAGAATGGTGGTGATCCAGAGAAAAAAGAAAAAAACTTATCAACGAGCACAACTAATATACTTTCAGGTGGAGGTTATGCTCTCGGAGCTATGGGTGCAGGGTTCTTGAATCAAAAAGACGGCTCCAAAAATCAAGGGCCAGCAGCTCCCAAAAAAGATAAAACGCTAAACACTCAATCTATGCTGAGCCTGGACAGTCAAGATGAAAGAATGAGTGGCATGTCTAGATCTAAAAATCAATACAGGCAGGAATATGGAAAATATTTATTAGATAAATACGATCACGACATTCAACAAAAAAACGAAAAAGAAAGAAGAAAAGCTGGATTGATTTCTAGTGTTGCACAGATTGCAGTAATGGGTGGAATGGCTTATGCTGGAGGGAAATATCAAGAAAGAAAAAATAGAAACGCACAGCTAGATCCTACTACAAATGAACCCAAAAAATCTGGCGACACAAACTCAAAAAACCATTCCCTAACTAACCTATTACCAGATAGAAGTAAAGGTAATGCAGACTTGGCTGATGCAGAAACCATAAGAAACTCTTTCAATAAAAGTCCCGCAGAAAGAGGATCAAAAAACCATTTTCCAACCAACCTATTACCAGATAGAAGTAAAGGTAATGCAGACTTGGCTGATGCAGAAACCATAAGAAACTCTTTTCATTCTACTACAGTATCAAATAACAGTCCCGTACAAGGGGGATCAATAAATCAAATGCAAAACTCTGCGGTTAGCAGTATCACAAATTCAGCATCTAAAAATAATAACCTCATTACAAACTCCTCTAATAGATTTGATAGCTTTAGTAACAATTTATTAAATACTTATAATACAACCAACTCCCAAAATCATAATATCAATTTACAAAATGCAAACGTTTTAAATTCTGGTCGTTATAATTATAATAGAAATTCTATTTTTAATGACAATGGAACAAAGAAAATGTTTGGCATGTCTGATGGAGGTAAAGTGTTTGGTCCAGCTGGAGTCGATAAAGTCGGACCTGTAATGCTGGATCGAGGAGAGTACGTCATCAAAGCTTCAAGCGTTAATAAGGTTGAAAAGCAATATCCAGGATTTTTTGAAAAGCTTAATTCAGCAAAGATGAATGAAGGTGGTTTGGTTGAATCTTCTTCATCAGTAAATAAAAGCGAGTCAAATGTTTCAAGTACATCTTCCAATAATGTAACTGTTAATATTAATATAGCATCCGATGGATCTACATCAGTTAATGGTGGAGGTGTTTCAGAGCAAGAATTTGCTGGTAAAATTAAACAAGCTGTATTGTCTGTAATTAGTACAGAGAAAAGGGTAGGAGGCATGTTGCGTGGCAAATAAAAATGCAATACAAAACTACGAGCAGCAATTTTATCTTTCAGGAATTTTGCTTTCTGGAGTTACAAGTCTTAATGGTGGGTATTCTGTAGAAGAGAGTCCAATTAATATTATCGGAAAAGGATATACTTATCCTGTAATGCAAAATCCCTTGGTTGGTAATTTTTCAATTTCTAAATACTATATAGGAAAAGATCCTTTGCTTGACTATGTTGGCGATAATCCAATTAGTGGTAGTATTAATTTTGTTAGCCCTTCTTCTGATGATCAAAAATCTTTTGGTTTTGAAAGTGGATTCCTAACAGAATACAGCGTGGCGGCTGGTATTGGTAGAATCCCAGAAAGCTCAGCTTCAATAGTTGTTTATGGGAATATAGGTTCTGGAATTAATGCGTCAGGCAATGCTCCTCATCCAAATATTGAAATACCCAACCAAGGATCAATATCCGTTAACTGTAGCGGATATCAAACAAATCGGGTAACAGACTTCTCTTATACAATTCGAATAGATAGAAATCCAATTTACAAAATAGGCTCTCCATTTCCTGTTCAGGTCGACAGGGGATGCCCAATTACAGAAGAAATAAGTTTTACTTTAGAGGTGGACGATTTAGAAGTCACAAAAATTCAAGAATATTTAATTTCACCAAAACAACAAAGTTTAAATTTATCTTTTTCTAATCCAATTAATTCTTCTGGTATAGACACTTTTTCAATACCCAAGGCTAGACTTATTAATCAATCAATATCATCTAGTGCAAATGACGTTTTAACTGTAAATTTGAATTACATAAGTTATACTAATAAGAAATGAAGTTTTTACCTTATGAAGATGTTCCTTTATATCTGGCTGTGGATGGTCAAGATGGAGAGCATATATTTGCGGAGAGTGCAAGCTTGTCGGTTAATCAGCCTTTATCCACTAAAAGGCAGTTAGATGATAATGTATTTCAAATTTGTGCATACGGAGTAAGCGACGATATGCAGTATGAATCAATTGATGTTTCACCTCCGCCTACTCCTTTTAGCGTAACCCTTGGGCCAATTGGCGGTCCGCCAAAACCTCTTGCGACATCTATATATAAAATACCAGCCAATACTGAAATAAAATTTCCTAATGGTAAACAATTATTTTTTTCTGACGATGTATTTCCAAATGGTCATGATTATACAGTTAGAGTACATGCCACTAGTGGAAGCTGGTCCTTATCTGAAGGCGAAGCTCAGAGTGGGTACTTTAATCCTATTTTTAAAAAATCTGCCGTTGGACCTATACAAGGAGATTTGTCGGTAAATTTTTATGTCAATACTGGTAATCTACAGAGCTTTTTTAATATTACTGGACTTTCAGATCCTCTCAAATTTCCACCAATAGACGAAGAGAAAATCACGGGCTATTTTGGTGACTTTAGATTTTCTGATGTTTATCTTCAATCTTTAAGTTTTTCTGTTTCCCCTAATTCAATATCGCAAGCGTCAGCATCATTTAGTGTATATGGAGAACTTACTCATGACTCAAGTATTACATCCTCGTATTATAACACTAACGAATACTCACAAAAATCTATTGCTCATGGAAGCAATAGTGATTTAGTGGGAGTTAGTGATCTTGGGTTAGAGCATCCAATTTCATTTAGTTATAGCATTAGTGTAGATAGAATTCCTAGATATTCTATGCCAACAGGATCTAGTGATGAAAATGCTGGTTTGGTTCCCGACAGAGTTGCTAAATCTAAAGTTATTGTATCTATGTCTGTAGAAGGTGAAACTTTAAATCCTGACATTTTATCTGATGGATTTGGCGGCAAAAAAGCTAACCTGACTGCGGAACTCCGAGATTTATCTTATTCAAATTTTGAAGATAATTCAAATGGGCTATTACATTCTTTTAACTGTAGTGGAACTATAGACTCTCAAAATCTTTCGGTTAATTCTGCGGGCTATCTAAATGGTTCAATCTCAATATCTCAGGAAATACAATAATGCCATTAAGTAATTTTAACAGTTTAAATATCTTGCCTTCTTTTGGGGCATCAGCTTCTTTTTCTTCTTTATTGGATTCAGTTTCTTATGGTGATAATTTATCGCAGAGGACTTCTCGCGGCATTAATAGTCTTTCTATGAAATTAAGTTTGCAGTTTGATACCTTAACTGACAATCAATCTAATTCTGTTATTGATTTTTTTGAATCTCAATTTGATTACGAAACTCAAATATATGTCAACAATGGATCTTTTTCCAATAGAAGAGTTGAGCCTTTTGAGTATCAACCATTTTACCCATACAAAAATAATAAATTTAATTGCTTTGAATTTAATCACAGTAAAGTCACTTATGATGTAAATAATATTTCAGCTACATTTTTAGCTATATCTAATAGTACTCTTGATAGCATTGAATCTGGGCCAGATCATAATTCAGAAATTGATGCAGTTATAAATATTAACAGTATTGACGGATCCAATTCTTCCTCTGTTGTTGGAAATGATGTTAAATTAAAATCTGGCAATGTTATATTTCATTCTGGAGATTACATTAATGCAACATTATCGGAAGATTTTATAGTTGATAATGGAAGTAGTGCTAATTTATCTGCGACATCTGTTCCGAATTCTAGCTGGTTTGGTAATGGCCCTGTTTCAGTTAATCATACTGATATACGTCACTCAATTTATTTACTAGAACCAAACGACTGTTCATACTATCCTTATGCCCCGATACATGCAGATGGGAATTTAGATTGTAGAATGTTTGATTTTAGACCTACGACTGAAACAAGTTTTAATCATTCACCAAAATATAAAAAAAGCTCAGCAACCGAACAATACGCTAAATATAGTAAATATGGATTTAATCCTAATTTATTAAATTTAAATTTATCTTTTGATAATCTTTCTGATTTAGAAGCAAAAAGTATATTGTTATTTTTGGAAAGCCATTTAGGTTATAAGAAATTTGGTTTTCATCCATCTAAAGACTATGTTAATTATGGTAAGGTGCGTTTTTTCTATTGTCCAGAATGGACACATACATTAAGGTACAAAGACAACCATAATATCTCTGCTACTTTTATAGAATGTATTAATTATTAATTTAATATATATTATGGAACAAGCTATACATGCCGAATTGTCAAAAGTTGAACCTTCGACTATGGTAATTTTGTATGAATTAGTTTTAAAAGGTTACGGAGAAAGCTATTACTTTCACGCGGGAGAAAATGGATATGAAAACACAATTATTTTTAAAGGAAATGAATACTATTATTTACCAATTAAAGCTGACGGCTTCGACTTTGGAGATCAACGCTTGCCTCGCCCTACAATCACTGCAGATAATACAGATTCTTTTTTTAGTTTAAAGACAGAATTCTTTAAAGATTTTATCGGTTATTCTTTTATAAGGACTAGAACTTTTGTTAAATTTTTACATGGAGACAATTTTGCAAATTCAGTTAATCCCCATGGAACACCAACAGAAGTTTCTTACCCCCCTGAAAAATATATAGTAAATAGAAAAACATCAGAAACAGAAAATCATATACAATTTGAATTGGTTTCTGCCATGGAAAAAGAGCAAGCTTTTATTCCAAATAGAAAAGTAGTATATAATGCATGCCAGTGGCAATATAGACATAGTATAGGTTGTGGTTACACAGGTTTACCTGTTACCGACAGCCGAGGTAATACATTAACTTTTAGTGGCGCCACACCTCCAGCAGAATGGTCTTCTACTACAACTTATAATTCTGGAAATTATGTAAAGATAAGTCCTATTGGGGATTCAATTGACCCAGACAAAGTTTTTGTCTGCATAAAAGATAATGCTTTAGGAGTTTCACCAATTTTAGATAAAGAGCATTGGGTTATGGATGCATGCCCGAAAAATATCAAGGGATGTAGAGCTCGCTTTGGAGATAGTGAACCTCAATATGGACTACCTTTCGGAGGATTTCCTGGAACTTGGGAACACTAAGCCCATCAAGCATTGCTTGAGATTCGCACTTGAAAAGTGTGAGCATGAAAGAGCTGGCATTTTTATTTATACAAATTGTTTCACAGATTATAATTTCATTGAAATGCAGAATTTAGATCAATTTAATTCAAATTATTTTATATTAAATAATAAATTATTTTATCATTATTATATAAACAAACAAATAATCTCTTTATTTCATACTCATGTTTGCGATTCAGTCGAGCCTAGTATTGATGATATTGAATTATCAAAATCCTTAAAAGTGCCATCATATATTATATCTCAGTCAAGTAAAGATAGCTATTTATACTATCCGCCTAAATTTAAAACTAAGCAGTCTCTGCGTAAACGAATATTTATTCCAATCTTTCAGGATTGTATTACTTTTATTAAAGACTTTTATTTAGAGTATCTAAATATAGATCTTACAGAATCTGTAAAAAACTGGGCAAGAATGAGGCAGAATTCAAATAATAAATTATTAAATGAAATTAAAAATAATTTTAATCGAGTTGAATTTGGTGAAATAAAATTTGGAGATATTATGGTCGCCCCACAATCAATGAGTAATTTAATGCACTTATCTGTTGTTGGTGAAAATAATGTGTTAGAGCATCACCCCATAGGGATGTATCCAAATAAAGAAATTATATCCAATGAATACAATAAAAAAGTGTACCTATTTTATAGGCATAAGGATTTATGAAGAGATTTACTTTACACGGCGAGATGGCAGATTTATTCTGCAATCAAATAACCTTGAACGCTTCTACAATGAGAGAAGCTATAGAAGGATTATCAACTAATTTTTATGGTTTTAGATCTTATTTTTTAAATAAAATAATTAATGGAGTCAATTATTGTTTTGTTGATGTAAATGGAAATGAAATAGAATCTTTTTGCATAGATATGCCTTTAACAGAAAATGAGTATGATATACTTCCTTCCGTAAGGGGTAGTTCTGGAAATTTTGGGATTGGAGCTACTCTTTTTGGTAGTAATTTATTATTAGGTTTTGGCATGCAGTTCCTCAGTGATGCTCTAGGTCCAGAAGAAGATGAAGTTCCTGAATATGAAGTTATTAGTACTAATTCTCACATATATTCTAAGAATGAAAATAGAGCAGGCCAGGGGACTCCGATACCCGTTATTTACGGACAGTTAAGGGTTGGATCTCAAATTATAAGCTCAAGTATTCATAATTATGATTATGATTACACTTCGACAGAGATTTACAAGGGCAAGCCGTTTACCACTCAACTTTCTAAATTAGTAAATGGATCAGAGTATAGTTTTATTAATGCTGCAGACATTAATGATTTGCGTACTGGAGCTGAGTCAGAAAATGTTACCGCTGAGGATACTATAGAGCATTATAAAGATAAAAACGAAGACCCTTCGAAAAGATTCAGTCTCACAGAAAACATATACGGTCAAGATGGTAGTGCTGAAAAAGTATTTAAATTGGAATTAGAAAACGAAGCTATCAACGAAACATTTGAAAATAATACTGAGAGCTCAAATGAAAGAAAACACTTTGGTCCGTCCGAAGGTTCTCCAACTTACACTAAGGCTGATGCATCATGGTGGGATAGAGAATCTAAATCTCCAAGACCTTTTGTTTATCCAATTGAAGGTAATGTTGATATTAATATGAGGCCATCCTCTTCTAATGAATATTGTGTTTCTAGGGAGTCTAAAGCTGGACAAACAATGAACTCTGTAGATGATAAATGTTTATCTTTTGTAGATGATTTCAACAATAATTCGATTCGCCCAATGACAGTCGGGAATCGAGGGTCATATCAAAAGTTAGAATCGATAGGTATATACAAGTCTTTAGAAATTTTATCTGAAGGACCTATTGCTGGATTAGCTAATCCCATAACTGGAAATAATAGAGACAACGGATTTGTTAACTATCCATACGAAAAGTCGGACTTCACTTTTTCATCCAATAGAGTTTTAATAGAAAGTTTAAAATTTAGCAACGACTCTTTAGTTTCTTTGAAAAACGGAAATGAACATTTAGTAGTTAAGAATGGTGGAAAAAATTACATTGATGGCAATTATAATTTAATTGGTGACGGAACTCCTGGTTTAAATGGATTGTCAATAAAGGTTTCTCCTCCTAAGCAAATGTCTTCAGCATCTATTATGTCTACTAATTTTCAAGCTGGAGACTCAAATGAAGATGGTTTGGCCGATAATGCTAAAGAATTTAATAATGACATTTATTACACCTCTTCAAATAATTTATTTGTGCTTAAAGAATCGACTGGAGAAATTACAATTAACTCTAATAGTTCACTAACAGACTCTTTATTACCTAACGCATACATTGATGGAGATAGTGTTAACTTAAAATTATTATCTGAGCATGCTAATGATCTTCCTTGGAGTTCGACAAGGTTTAGAATGGGGAAAGGCTATAAATCTTCCAATCAAACATTTACCATTCACCCAGACAATAAAAACTTTAAAGTTTCTCCTACTATTGCTTTGTCTGAACCCAGAGACCGAGTTTCTCAAGCTAAATGCTTAGATATGGGTGCATTTTTTGCTGATAATTTATTTGATAGTAATATCTCAGAACAAATTCATGAATTTTATTCAAACACAGGACCCACAATTCCATTCACATCTCAATCATGGAATAAAATGCCTCGATGTTTTTTAGATGCAGATGCAGGAGATATAGATTTTAACTCAAGCATTACTTTTCAAATTGGTGCGGTTTTCTGGGGAGGTCAGAATATACAGAATATCCAGATAACTATAACTATGAAGCAATACATCTCGCTAGAGTCAGTATCTGTCTCAAACCCAAACTCTCGTGGCGTTAGATTTGGAAACTCTGCAAATTGGCACATTTGGAATGAAGATTTCACTAGTGAAGTTAATTTGTTTGATGAATTAATTAAGGGGTCCCCCCAACCTTTAGGTTCTTTATTAAGAAATAAAAATTTTGCAGATTTTGTGTTTGATCAGTTTAATCAATTGGCTGGCAACAATTTAAAGCATATTGTGCTGCCGTCTTTCTTGGTTAAAAAAACTAATTCATTGGAATACGGTGGCGGTAAGTATATTAATTTCACTATTGGGTCAGGCTCCTCACATGCTAGTGGTAAGAAATTTTCTAATTGGAACTTCCCTCATCACATACTAGACATTCAAAACAATAAAGATTTTGATGATATCGCTTTTTTAGATCGAGGAGTCATACCTACTGACGACAGTGTTAATCCTAAAGGATATTACTCTTCTCTTATTTTTCCCAGGGTTACAGTTTTCGTTTTGCGAAAAACTTCTTCATTGGGTAGAGACACTGTTTCATTACTGCCCACTAATATAGATGCAGTAGCGCAAGTTAATAATCAAGGCCTTGTGCAGGCAATTCATTTACTTAGGGCTCCAGATCACTGTGTATATCAACAGGGTTCTGGCTGGAGTCCAATACAACCTCATGCAGTAGAAGTAATTAAGCCATTCATTTTAAACGAAAATTCTTTTGCCGTTAGGCATCAAGATATAGGATTTTATTGTAAGATTGATCCATCTAATTCAGAAACTGAATGTAAATTTATTATAGATAACGGCAGTTTGACATTTGATCCTATTAATGGGTCATTTCGTCACCTTTCAATAATTGAAGAAGAGTGGAGTAATCATATTTCGAATAACAATGGAAGTTTTGTTGGTTCTGGATTATTTATAACACCTACCTTTTTTGAGGCGTTCTACAATAAAAATTTTAATATCTCAAGAAATTTTAATATTGAGCCAACTTCTAGTTTAAATAATCCATCTGTCAAGGCTCAAGCAAAAGTTGAGATAGAAACAATTGACTTATCTTCGGGTAATTTTAAAAAACAATCGATTAAAAACTTCGCAAGAAACACAGATTTTCAATTTTTATCTACAGGCAGACCTGTTAAAGTCTCTTTAACTAATGTAGGTCAAGGTTATACCTCTAAAAATGGCAACTCAAACGGTTCAAAAATCAGTCTTTCTATATTTAATCAAACACCCATTATTAAAAATTTAGAAATTACCGATTCAGGTAAAGGTTATAAGCCGAATATGGAGTTTTATGCTTTTGGGCAAAGTAAATCAAAACAAAATAACTCCATCAATAGTAGCATTTTCTTAAATTCTTGCAAATTTAAAATTAAAACAAATAACACAGGATCAATTGATTCAATTAAAGTAATCGACGGAGGTTTTGGTTTTATGATGTCGGATAATGACTTTATGTTTTCTCATGAAGATGTTTTTTATCCATCCTTGAAAATCCCCTTACAGATTGACTCGACAGAATTTGTTGAGGCTGACCAACTCTTACCTAAAAGCCCTTTAGTTATTGAAGTTGATAAAGCAGCATTAGAAGTTCCTGGCTTCCAGGGTTCAATTACTAAGTTTAAAATCGCAAGCACGGGATTGGGATTTAGTAAAATGCAAATCATTCAAAATCCATTTGAATCGATCAATTTCATTCCTCCCGAATTTAACATTCAGATAGTCAATGGTTCTGTAAGTTTGATTAGTCTTAAACGCCCATCTGTAGAACAAGGCTATTCTGAATTAGATGATAATGTTTCGGTACAGTTATCTCCGCCTCAACTTGCACTTACTAGTTCTCAAGTAAATGATGCTCAAAACGACCCTCATGCATGGGCTAGATCTATTTATCTAAATGATGTTCCAATTAGAGATAAGGATGGAAGATTTAATTTCACTAAATTTCATTTTGATATGCGTATTGGTCACGGTAAAAATGGTCGTGGATTAAGCAATTTACCTATTAATCAAGTTGAAGAAATAGCATCTAAAGCTAGACCTTCAATGATTAGCGATGAATTTAAGCTACCATCAACGACAAAAATAACTTCATTTCCTCTTTATGGCCCTCGCAATGAAAATGAAAAAGACTACTATTACTCATATACAGTTAAGAATCCTGAAGTTTCTACCGTAAGCCTTTCGATTCAAATTAATAAATTGCATTATACTTATGAAGGAGATGAATCTGCACTTTATGTCAACCTCATACCTTTAATGATGGCTGGAATTGGATTTATGTTGGGTAAAGCCGCAAAAGATGGTATAGCTGCAGCTTTGGCGGTTCCTGATAAAACTATAAGTACCCAAGCCGCTATTACTGGCACAGTTTTTGGTGCAGCTACACCGTGTGTTGGAACAATCAATGGTACAGCTCAATCTGTCACTAATAGTTTAACTGGAATGGGTGGATTTTCTTCTTTTGGTGAAGTTATGCTTAAAAGTGGAGAGATAGCAAAACAAGCGACAACCGCAGCTCTAGCTGCTAGCGTTGCAGCTGGAGCCGTTGGGATGGTGGTATCTTTTATACTTGTCAATGCATTTCCTTGTAGTAAAATTTCTTGGTTATGTTTTAAAATTGGAGAAATTATAAAAAATAGTGGAGAGATTTGGCCAGCAAAAATGAGACTAGCAATAGAATATGGAGTTGAAGGTGGCGAAATGAAAAAAGATATTATTGCTTTTAGTGGTTGTGCGACAAGCCCTTACGTAAAAGATATCGTCATTGACAATTTTCCTGCGGCAGAAGGTTCTGATAATAATTTTAAAAATAGAATAATAAAAGTCTACAGAACAACTAGGGAACTTGACCCTCTGGCTAATGGTATTGTTGAAGCTAGGTATCAAATAGATGCCGAATTAAATTCTATAACGGAATATATTGAAGGTTTTTTTGGTTATCCAAATACAGCAATCATTGGTACTAGAATTAATTCTAAAGACCATCCAGATATTCCAAAAAAAGAATACCTAATAAAAGGGCGAATGATTAGAGTTCCATCTAATTATAATCCATCAAATGGAGAATATACTGGAATTTGGGATGGAAAATTTAAGCAAACCAATCACGAAGACTTTTTAGAATGGACTAGCAATCCTGCCTGGATCATTTATGATTTATTGACTCATCCAACTTATGGAATGGGAAAATATAATATTAAAGATTCTGATATAGATGTATGGTCTTTTTATAGATTTGCTCAATTCTGCGATGAAAAAGTAGATGTAGTTATAGAAGGCATTCAGACACAAGAGAGGAGGCATATGTGCAATTTATATGTTGACACAGAAAAGCAAGCATATGAATACATTAAAGAGTTACTTAAAATATACAATTCTTCCATTAATTTTAGTGGAGGTAAAATTTACATTACTTGTGATTTTTCTGAAAAAAATCGTAACGGATCAATAATGATTTTTAATAATTCTAATATAATGGAGGGCGGCTTTTCTTATTCTTCAACTCCAGCGACCAGTAGAATTACTGCAGTTACTGTCGACTACTTGGACGAGAGAGACAATTATATGCAAAAGAGTGAGTATGTTGAGGATCATCAATCGTTAAAAGATCACGGATATTCACATATTAGAATTCCTGGTATTGGTATCACTCGTAGAGGCGAAGCTCATCGTTTAGCATGGCATAAAATTTTATCTCGACAACTGGAAAAAGAAATTATTAATTTTAAAACTGGGCTGCGAGCTTCTTACCTCAGAATTGGTGACATTATTGAAGTCATGGATCGCAACAAGTCAACCAAACATTCTGGCGGTAAAATAACTAAAGTAATTAATACCAATACGGTATCAATTGATATACCAACAGCAGCTTTAAGCAATGTTAATTATCTGTATATAGATACTCCAGTAGAATCAATCGATAGCGAAGGTTCAAGGACTAGCCAGTTCACTAAATATGAAATTAATTCTACTAATGGGTTTGAAGTTACGTTTAGCGAAAATATTGACCCATCTATTATTGTTGGTTCTTCTTGGATTATTGAGTCTAATGATATCGATAAAGTTTCTCCTAAAAAATATAGAATCAAAGAAATAAAAGAAATTTCTAACTTGGAATACGAAATAACTGCACTAGAATATTTAGAGTCTAAATATTATTATATTGATGAAAGTACTTCTAGTAAAAATGGTATATTTATTGAAGAAAGATCCTCTCAGGCTGGCAATGAAATTGCTAGCTTTGACATAACATGATTTTGCCATCTACAGGATACTTTAATGTTTCTTGGACTTCTATACCTGAAGCTGATGAATACATTGCTAGAATAAATAAAAATAATTTATTTTGGAATAGTTTTAACACAACATCTAACTCTCTATTTTTAAGCGGCTTTCAAGAAGGTGATTCAATTGGAGGTATTGTTTATCCATCTAAAAATGGCAATGTTTTCCCTACGGGTATCGTTTTATCTGATCAGTCAATACCAG